GATCCGCATATGAGAGAAGAAGCTAAACATTTGAAACAAGCAAAAGAAATATTACCTAAAGGATCTATCATTGTGTTTCCATCATTTGTATGGCACCGTGTAAAACCTGTAACTAAAGGAACGAGGTATTCATTGGTGATGTGGAACCTAGGATACCCATTTAAATAATATGCCTTATAAAAATAAACAAGATAAAATAGATTATTTGGAAAAAAATAAAGATAAATTACGTGAAAAATCTAGACAATATTATTTAAATAATATTGAAAAATTTAAAGAAAAAGAAAGACATTATAGAACTAATTCAAAAAGAATAGCCTATAGAATAAAATATAGAGAAGAAAACAAAGATAAGGCTAAAGACTATAAACTAAAAAAAACTTATGGAATATCTTTAAATGATTACAAAAAAATGTTAAAAAAACAAAATTACAAATGTGTACTTTGCAATGAGAAAAAGAAATTATATGTTGACCACGACCATAGTACAGGTGCTGTTAGAGAATTACTTTGCTCTACTTGCAACATAAAATTAGGTTTTTATGAAAAATCTAACAAAATAACATTTGAAATGTATATTAAAAAACACAAAAAAAGAAAGGATGTAAATTAATAATGTATATAAATAATTATTTCAACACAACTATCTGGTCAGAACAAAAACCAGAATTTGTAAAGTCATTAAACAAAGCATCTAATAAATATATCAAAGATGCAAGAACAAGAGAGAAAGCTTTTATTAAAGAGCACGGTGATTTTGGAAGATCGTATCACTCAACACCTCTAACTGCTGATAATGATTTTTTAGATTTTAGAAATTATATTGGTCAAAAATCTTGGGAGTATTTAGATCATCAAGGTTTTGATATGCAGCAATACACAACTATGTTTAGTGAGATGTGGGTACAAGAGTTTGCAAAAAAGGGAGGTGGTAATCATTCAGCGCACGTCCATTGGAATCAACACGTATCAGGTTTTTACTTTTTAAAGTGTAGTGATAAAACATCTATGCCCGTTTTTCATGAACCGCGGACCGGGGCTAGATCTACTAAATTAAAAATGAAAGATCAAAAAGGTGTGTTAGCTGGATCAGAATTGATTCACTTTAAACCTACACCTGGAACGTTAATTATATTTCCAGGATATTTAGAACACGAGTTTAGTGTAGACTTTGGAATAGAACCTTTTAGATTTATACATTGGAATATCCAAGCAGTACCGAAAGAGATGGCTAAAGATGTCGTTTAAAAAAAATAAATACGTAATTATAAAACAAGCAATAGATAAAGATTTAGCTTTATTCTTGTACAATTACTTTCATATGAAAAGACAGGTGTTAGATACCTGTCGTAATGCTAGATTTATATCTCCTTATGAAACATTATTAGGTGAGTATGAAGGAGCTGATAGTCAGATCCCACACACCTATTCAAACTATTCAGATATTGCTATGGAAACTTTAATGTTGAAGTGTCAACCTATTATGGAAAAGACTACAGGATTAAAACTATATCCATCTTATACTTATGCAAGAATTTATAAAAAAGGTGATCAATTAAAAAGACATAAAGATAGATTCAGTTGTGAAATATCTACTACTATGAATTTGGGTGGTGATGATTGGACTATTTATTTAGAGCCATCAGGAGAAGTTGGTAAAAAAGGTATTAAAGTAAATTTAAAACCAGGAGATATGTTAGTCTATTCTGGTTGTGAACTAGAGCATTGGCGAGAAAAGTTTAAAGGTAAAGACTGTGCTCAAGTATTTCTTCATTATAACAACAGAAAAACTCCAGGGTCTAAAGATAATATGTTTGATAAGCGTCCACATTTAGGTCTTCCAAGTTGGTTTAAACGATGATATAACCCTATGATGAAGGCAGTACTCCACCATACCTACTGCCTTCTTTATAAGGATTTTATTTTATGCTAGGATTTGGATCATTTGCAGAATTACCATGGGCTACTTCAGGACCTGATACAGGTGTTTTAGTTACTGCTACTGGTAATACATTAAACATTACTATTGGTAGTATAGGAATTATAGCAACTGCTGTAGTTGAAGATCCGGACCCAAATAGACTAACTTTAGGGTTAGGTACTTTAACTGTTACAGGTAATGCTAGTTATACCTTACTTAAAAATGAACTATCTTTAGGGATAGGAACTATAGTAGTGACTGCTGGAGCAACAGTAAATCCAACTAATAACACATTGACCTTGGCAACAGGAAATGTTACTATATCAGGTAAAGCATTAGTAAATCCTGACGGAAGTGCTTTAGTTTTAAACACTAATGAGCCAGGAATTATTACGTGGAACGATATAATACCAGGAGCAACAATGGTTTGGACACCAATTAAACCTTATTAAAAAATTATGGCATCATCCTACTCATCCGATCTATCATTAGAACTTATCACAACCGGCGAAAAAGCAGGTTTGTGGGGAACAATTACTAATACTAATTTACAAATTTTACAACAAGCAGCATCCGGTTATGTCGCAGTACCTATGACAAGTGGTTCAGATGTTACTTTAAGTTTAGCGGATGGATCAGATACTGCTAACGGTAAAAATCTATATTTAAAATTAACAGGTACAATGACTGCAAGTATTAGTTTAATTATACCAGCGGCTACAACAGGTGGTACAGCAACAAGAACTTATATTATTGAAGATACAACAGACAGAACAACTGCTAACAACTATACTATAAATATTAAAACAGCAGGATCATCTACTCCTGTACCTTTACCCGAAGGTGCAAATATAATTGTTAGATCTGATGGAACAGATACAGTTCTTGCTTTTATTAAACCAGGAATTAAAAATATTACCGCTGCAACTATAACAGCTTATACTTCAGTTAACGGTGATCAAGTTGTGGTAGACACACAAGCAAATCCAGTTACTATTACTTTACCTGCAACTCCTAGTATTACTAATGAAGTAACAATTATGGATGGTTCAGCTACAAATGGTTTTGCAACTAATAATGTAACTGTTGATAGAAATGGTTCTAATATAAACGGCGCGGCTACAAACTATGTATTAAATGTAAACAACCAATGTGTAACATTTATATATGCTAACGCCACTAAAGGTTGGTTATTAAAATCAACTAATCAATAGGAGCCATAGATGCTCACTGAAATTAAATTTGCACCCGGAGTAGATAAACAAGATACAAGTGTTGGGGCCCAAGGTCGTTGGGTAGATTCCGATAATGTAAGATGGAGATATGGACTTCCTGAAAAAGTAGGAGGTTGGCAATCATTACTCACAGAATCTTTAGTAGGGGTAACTAGAAAAATGCATGCCTTTGTAGATAACGATGGCAATAGATATGTGGCTTTAGGAACAGATAAGTTTTTAATTATTTATTTTGAAGGACAATTTTTTGATGTCACTCCATTAAAAACAACTCTTGCAGCTGCAACATTTTCAACAACTTCCGGCTCTCCTATTTGTACTTTTACAACAGGATCAAATCATGGACTATCAATAGGTGATATTGTTTTATTAGATGCAGTTACTGTACCTGTAGGTACAGGTTATGTAGACGCTGATTTTGAAGATAAACTATTTCAAGTAATTACAGTTCCAAGTCTTACAACTTTTACCATCAACCAATCTTCTAACGCAACAGCAACAGTTGCTACCGGTGGAAGTGTGGGAGTAACTCCTTATGAAACTGTTGGTCCTGCTGCACAAACTTACGGTTATGGTTGGGGTGTTGGAACATGGGGTGGTGTTGCTTGGGGTGAAGCAGTGTTGGCATCTAGTATAACACTAGAACCGGGACTTTGGTCTTTAAGTAATTTTGGTGAAGTACTTGTTGCAACGATTGCTAATGGAAAAACATTTACTTGGAATTCAGGAGACGCGGCGCGATTAACAGTAAGAGCTTCAACAGCAACTTCAGGGTTTGTAACAACTAATAACCCAACAGCGACTAGGGATACTTTAATTTCTCCAACTACACGTCACTTAATTCACTTTGGAACAGAAACAACTATCGGCGATCCGACTACACAAGATGATATGTTTATTAGATTTTCAGTTAACGAACAAATAAATGTTTATGATGTATTAGCAACTAACACAGCCGGTACTTTTAGATTACAAGATGGTACTAAAATTGTGGGAGCTATTAAAGCTAAAGAAAATATTTTAGTGTGGACCGATAATGCTTTGTACACAATGAAATTTGTTGGAGCACCTTTTACATTTGGTTTTGAACAGGTGGGCACGAACTGCGGATTGATTGGTAAGAATGCAGCAATTGAAATTGATGGGGTGGCTTATTGGATGTCTAGTAATGGTTTCTTTTCTTTTGATGGTACGGTTAATACTTTACCTTGTTCAGTGGAAGATTATGTTTATGATGACTTTGATACAACTAAAGGTCAACAAGTAAATGCAGGAATCAATAACTTGCATACGGAAGTAACTTGGTGGTATCCATCACTAGGATCAGAATTTAATAATAGATATGTAGTATTTAACTATGGACAAAATAATGCTCAAGTACCTATGGGTAATTGGTATACAGGAGTTAATACTAATTCTATAAGAACAACTTGGATTGATTCATTAGTATACCCTCAACCTTATGCAACTGCATATAATAGTTCTAATACTGGAAGTTTTCCAGTTATCATAGGTGAGAC